ACTGGATGCCCAGGATGCCGGCCAGGCGGCCGTTGGCGATGATCGGGGCGTTGCCCGCGTTGAAGTCGCCGTTGACCACGGTGGCTTCGCCGAACAGGTCCGCTTCCTTGTCCGCCGGCAGCGCGGCGAAGATCGTGTCGCCTTCGAAGTTGACCTCGCCCTTGCGCAGGATGCGACGGGCTTCGCGCAGCTTGGCCATGTTGAGGCCCACGGCGCTGCCGCCACCGCCGACGGTGTTGGCGATGATGTTGCCGGAGAGGAACGAGGTGCTGGTCGAGCCGGTCTTGCCGGTCTTGGCGGTGCCGAAGATCGCCTGGGCGATGATGTCGTCCTTCGCGCGCTGCAGGGCAGCCACGCCGGCCGCGGTCATCTGCGACTTCGGGTCGATCATCAGGCGCAGGAGGTCCTGCTTGTCGACCATGGTGCCCCAGTCGACGTCGGTCGGGTAGCACCAGCGGCGATCTTGCGGGACATCGAGGATGGGGGTGTCGGCGTGGCGACCCAGGCCGGTGACGGCGGTGGTCTGGCCGAACTGTTCGAGGACTTCGGCCGCCTCGCCCTTGAGGGCGTAGTGGGTGACGGCGCCGGCCAGTCGGCTGTCGGTCTGCTGCAAGAGCATCGCGACGTTCGACTGGAACTCGGTGATATTGGCAGTGGTAATCGAATTGGGCACGGGAGGGCTCCGGTGGGGAAAAGGCGAAAGTGCGAGCCGTCAGGGCGCTCACAGTCCCGGCTTGTCCTCACACGGAGGGGCCAGCGTGCCGTTCAGCGGTTGGGGGTCTTTTTCGACTTGTCCCGGCTGTCCGACGATGACGATTTCTCGCCACCTGCGACAAAATTGTATGCCGCCGTGGACAAAATAGCAACGTTTTCGGCGTTGTGCTTTTCGTTGCCCGCCATCTGCACGCCCAGCTTCCAGCACTCCAGCCGGATGTGGGCGTCCTCCACCGGTGTGCCGATCACTGGCCGGCCTCCGTGAAGGCGATCAGGCGCCGGCGCTCTTCGAGCGCGGCCTTGTCGCCGGAGAGGATCTTCTGGCGGAAGCTGGGGTCGGCCGTCAGCTCGGTGAGCTTAGCCCTGGCCTGGCCCGGGGTCATCACGTTGCCGTAGCCCTGTGCGCCGCTGTCGGTGACGAAGCGGGCCTCGCCCGCGCGGCCGGCGATGTCGGCCAGCAGCTTGAGCGTGCGCTTGTGGCCGAGCGCCTGGCCGAGCGTGTCGACCTCGTCCTTGGAGATGCCCAGCAATTCCAGGCCCTTGTTGGCCAGTCCCAGGTTCTGCTGCGCGGCCGCGCCCCACTCGCGCATCAGCTCGAGGTGTTCGGCGTTGGTCTTCTGCGCCGCGGCGTCGGCCTGCGCCTTGGTTTGCGCGTCGGCTATCGCGGCGTAGTCGGCGATCACGCCCTTGGCCTGCTCGGCGGTGATGCCGTGCTTGAAGAAGCTCTGCTTGAGCCCGGAGTCGAAGGCGTTGTCCTGCTCGCCCAGCTTGAACTCGTAGCCGGCCACGTCCTTCGGACGGCCCAGCTTCTCGTAGAACGCGCCCTTGGCCGCCTCGTCGGCGTCAGCCGCCGGCAGCGTCAGCAGGCGCTCGGCCGGCACGCCGCGCATCCTCTCCAGGTTCTGGTAGCCCTCCAGCACCTGCTTGGGATCGGTCCAGCCCTTGTTCTGGACGTAGCCGACCAGCTCGGGGCTGGCGTCCGGGAGCCAGGTGATCGGGCTTGGCGCGCCCTTCCCTTGCGCGGCGTCGGCCGCGGCCTGGACCTGGGTGGTGACGTCGGCGGTGGTCGTGGTCGCGGCACCGCCGCCGGCCAGCGCGGCAGCGGTCGAGGAAACAGTCGTGCCGCCGGAAGTGTCGGCAGCGGCCGTGGTGGTCGCAGTAGCGCCGTCGGTCATGGGTTACTCCTTTGGGCTCTTACCCTGGGTGACGAGTTCAAGCAGCTGCTCGTCGGAAAGGTGAAGCTGGTTCTGGATTCGCAGGAACACTTCTCGGCGGCCTTCGGCCACGGCGTGTACGCGCGGGTCCGGATGGAAGGTGGACGTCGTGGCGCGGCAGAACACGGCCAGGTCCGCCAGCACGATGTCGGCCTGTGGGCCGGAGAACACCGCGCGGTACGCGCTCTGTCGACGGCGCAGCCAGTTGAGGATCGTGCTCAGTTCCATCCGGGAGCGCTCTCGATCACGTTGAAGTTCGCCCGCTGGGTGTGGACGGCTTCGGCGGCTTCGGCGCCGTTCTGCCACAGCCACCGGCGCGGGTCGGTCATGCCGAACGGCGGCTCTTTCTGCCAGCCGAAGTGCTGGAAGTCAGCGTAGCCCTGGCGGATCGCGCGCCTGCGCTCCGTGCGATCCATCGTCTTGCGGACGTAGTGGTACTCGAACTCGGGACGAGTCGGTTTAGGCACCGTTGACCTGCCCGGCCCCAACGGCCTTCAAGGTGGCCGCAACCGCAGGCGCGGCGTCGACCAGCTGCTGCTGTGCGTGCGCCTGCGCGCGGCCCTGGCGCTTGGCCGCGATCTGCTCGGGCGTGGCGATGTACCGCTCCGGGGTGCTCTGGATGCGCGCCGTGTCTACCAGGGCTTCGTCCAGGTTGAACACGTCAAACACGGAGGGGTCTTGCGATACGTTGGCGATCTCCGACGCAAGCTGCAGCGTGCGCTGGAAACCGGCCGCGCCCTCGGACTTCATGGCCCGGTTGAGCGGCGCGTCGTACTCCACTTCCCACGTGGCGCCGGCCTGCATCAGCTCCGGGGGCGGCGGCGGGATCAGCCCTTGGGCGTACAGGACGTCGTACTCGCGGGCGATCATCGGCCCCAGGCTCTCGCTCTGGTAACGGCCGAACGTGGGGGAGAGGAGCGCGCCCTTTTCGCGCGCACGCTCCAGCACCTCGGTCGCGGTCATCGTGTTGTTGTCGACCAGGATCTGGAACAGGGTCACGTAGAAGGCGTCGTTGATCGCCTGCCGTTCCTCCTGCATCGTCTCCACGCCGATGTTCAGGTTGCCGGTCGGGAGCACATCGACCAGCCGGCGGCCCTCGGCGGACATGCCGCCGTAGTTGACCGCGCCAGGCATCAAGTTCACGCCCTCGAGGATGCCGTCGTCGTGGGCCAGCAGCACGGGATCGACCGCGCGCTGGGCCTGCTTGAGCATCGTCTTTTTCTGGGAGTTCAGCCCCTTGATGCTCGGCAGCACCAGCATCGCCGGGCCACGGCCGTACACCTCGCCCGGGGCCGTGGTGTAGCGCGCCACCGGCATCGGCCAGGTGCGGTAACCCGATTCCTCCAGCAGCAGCCGGTCGGACTCGAGCACGTAGCAGCTGCCGAAGCGCATCGCCTTGCCCGACAGCGGCCGGCCGGACCAGCGCTCGCGCGGGTAGATGTGGTGGACGACGTAGACCTTTTCCTCGGGGTCCTTCTTCAGCCGCTCGAGGAAACCGGGAGAGAACGGCGCGTCCGGGAAGCGGTTGTAGACGTTGCGCAGGCTCGTGCGCCAGCGGCGCCAGACCTTGTCGACCAGCCCCTGGTGGTTCTCCGAGACGTAGACCTCGCCCAGGTTGATGTTGCGGTAGGACAGGCCACGGGCGTTGGGGTCGTTCGGATCGCGCAGCTGGTCGACGAACATGGCCGACGTGCCGAACGCGCCCTGGGTCACATACGCATCGTGCTGCTGGGTGTGGAACCCAGAGCGCGCCGCGTAGCGGTAGTGGAACATGATGTCCGTCACCTGCTCGCACCACAGGCGCACGTTGCGCTTGGCGTTGAGCTTGGGATCGGCGATCCGGATGCCGTGCCAGCGGCCGCTGCGCGGGGTCAGCATCGACTCCATCGCCGCGGCGTAACGGAACAGCGCGGTGTTCGCGGTGACGTCGAACATCTCCAGGCCGCGTTCCTGGCCCGGGGTGCGGTAGTTGTCGGAGTTGAACGTGTACTGGTAGTGCGGCAGCACCACGCGCGCCGTGTCCTCCCAGAACCGCTCGAAGTTGGCGCGGCTGGTCTTGGCCTCTGAGAGGCCGTGCAGGATGCGGTCGATCAGGTCGGCGTCGGACATCAGCCGCCCTTGGAGTCGCTGCCGTCGTGGATGATCCCGTCGCGGTCTATGCCGCCCACAGTGTCGATGCCGCCGGCCCTGGTGAGGATGCTTTCGCGCTCGTTCACGGTCAGCTCCCCAGAAGGCCGGAAGTGCTGACGGTGCCGGTGTCGGCCAGGCCCGCGCCGCCGCCGGAGGTCAGGTACGTGCTCGACTTGCCGTACATCGCGCGGCGCTTGTTCTCCTCGTCGATCTGCGCGTCGGCCTCGGCGGTGGTGTTGGCCACGGTCGGCACGGCGGGGTTGGCCGCCGGGGCGCTGGCCTTCTTCGGGCTGACACCCAAAATGTTCCCGAGTCCTCGGGTGAAGGAAGCAACGAAGCTCACGGGGCGGCCTTGGAGGCAGTAACGGTCGTGGACATTGTGCCCTTTTGTGGACGTTTTGTCCACACTCAGGCCAAGGGATCGTAGTCCACGTTCTGTGCCATCCGGCTCCGCCGGCCGGATCGGGCGGCCGCGTGGTCCTTGCGCGCCACGGTCTGGCCGAAGGTGATCGCCAGGGCGTCGCCGTCGTTGGGGGACGCGAGCCCCCGGGCCTTCATGTCGTCCTTGCTCTCCACCTGCAGCTTGCCGGTGAGCTTGTGGCGCAGCCGCTTCGGCCCCTTCAGGTCGTCCTTGAGGATGTCCGTGTCGTCGATCG